GCTACGTACCAAATCCCGCATGGCGCAGAAGATCAGGGAATTGGAAAAACAACTTGAAAAGGCTTCGGTAGTTGTAGAAATGTTGAATCAGGCATTAGAATCAAGCCAAGGAGAACTTGGCGGATTCCCGGGCAAACCAGAACTGTTGTGGAAGGCGAGCCCACGGACGGAGAAAAAGGCGTGATCCTCTCCCTCACAGTAATCAGAATCACCCCTCGCATATTCCGCTGGTCGGTCGGCTTCTCCGACGAGTGCCTCGAATCAGGCCGGGAGCCGACGAGGGCGAAGGCGCGCGAGGCAGGGCTGGCGTTTCGCAATGCGGCCCTGGGTGAGTATCGGCGCAAGGTGGCGGATGGGGAGGTGTCGAAGGGACCATGGCGAAGTGATTCATTGCGGAGTTGACCCCGGTGGGTCGGCTGGGTTCATAGCCCGGCAGGCAGGTTCGACTCCTGGCTCCGCTACCAGCATGGAGGGAAAAAAGATGATATTCAGCGCTCATCGGTGTGATAGTGATTTCGGACTGCATCTGTGCATCGGCAAGAAAGACGCAAGCGGGATGTCGGTCGCATTGGAGGCGGCTAACAAACTTCGCGCTTGACTATTTCCGAAAAACGGTTTTACTCGCGCCATGGTTGAAGTCATCAAACAGTAAGGTTTTGTTCTGACAATTTGACCCGGACCCGCTGAGTAGCTACGGCGGGAATCGGACGAAAGGGCGGTCTGTAGGGACCTACATCTCTACTGACCGCCTTTTCGTTTTCCGGGGGTTCTCTCAAGGCGATATTATGGCGAATGACGCACAAAAGGCCCTGTTCCCCGCCGCGCAGACTCCGACGTTGACCATGCTCCCGAGTGGACGCGGTTCAACATACGGCGGCGTCACCATTCAAACCAACGCCCAGCTTGAGCAGGCCAGGCTTGAAGCCGAAGAGGCGACCCGAGCCGCTGAAGGGGCACAACTCGACTCGCTAGGTTCGCATATCTCGAAGCTGTGGGGCGAGGCCCAGCAAGTGAAATCCACCGTTGAACTCGACCTTCTCCGGGACCTGCGCCAGCGCAATGGCGAGTATGAGTCTGTCATCAAGGCCAAGATCGCGGCCAGTGGCGGGACCGACATCTACGACGACATCACCGAGCAGCTATGCGCCGCGGGTGTGGCATGGATGAAGGACCTGCTTCTTTACCAGCCGGACGATAAGCCATACGCCGTAGAGGCGACCCCCGTTCCGTCCCTGCCATCATCGGCAATGTCCGAGATTATGGCGCATGTGGCTAAAGAAGTGGCCATAGCCGAGCAGTCCGGAGTGATGGTCGGCAATGACGACATCGAGGAATACCGCGAGAAGGTTATCAAATCAGTCACGGCGGCCGTCAAGGAAATGGCCACAGAGGCCGCTGAGAAGATGTCCAAGAAGATCGACGACATTGTTTCTGAGTGCGGGTGGGATGATGCCTTTAAGGAGTTCCTGGAGGACTTCGTTACGTTCCGTGCGGCTTTCATGGAGCGAACGGTTCAGGTCGTCAAGGTTCTGAAGTTCGACGACTCGACCGGCATGACCATTGCCAGCACCGAGGAAAAAGAGCAGATCAGGGTTGAGCGATTCAGCCCGCTTGATGCCTACCCATCGAATGACGCGACCAACCCGAACGAGGGGTATTTCTTCCGGCGCCAGTTCCTTGCCAGGTCGGTAGTCAGCAACATGAAGAGCATGGACGGGTACAATGACGCGAACATTGACCATGTGATTGAGAATTGGGGCGGCGGGAAGCAGGCGGCAACCGCCACGGTTGACGGTGAACGCGCCAGGCTGGAGGGCAAGAACAACACGGTCATGCCGCACGGCGACAACATGGAGGCACTGAAGTGGTGGGGGTCCGTCACCGGCAAGATGCTGATCGAGTGGGCGCCGGCCGACAAGCCTCCCATGGTGGACGGCGTTCTGGTTGACGAAGCCAAGGACTATGGAATCGCCGCAATTTTCATGGGCGGCAAGGTCATCAAGGCCAAGATCAACCCGGACCCCGTGGGGCGGCGTCCTGTCTATTCGGCGTGCTATCGTGGGATACCAGGTTCGTTCTGGGGTAAAGGCGTGTCCATGCTTCTCCTGAGCCCGCAGACCGAGATCAACAGCCTCGCTCGGGCAAAGGGCAACAACATCGGGTTTGCGTCCATGCCGATGATGGCGGTGGATGTGTCGAAACTGCCGCCGGGGATGTCTGTTCAAAGCCTGTATCCGGGGTGCATCATCCAGTTCGAGAACCGGACAAACGATACCGGCGACATCGTGAAGTATTACCAGCCGCAACTGATCGCTCCGCAATTGGAGAACATGCTGCAAACCGCCTACCGACGCGCCGAGGACCGGGCGGGAATTCCACCGTACCAGTACGGACAGCAGAAGACGGCGGGGGCCGGGGCAACATTGGGCGGGCTCGAAATCCTTCAGGGCGCGTCATCCAGGGGGATCAAGGACGCCATTGGGAATATCGACACCGGCGTAATCAAGCCGTTCATCCGCGACCTGTGGGTTCACCTGATGATTTTCGACCCGGACGAGTCCATCAAGGGCGATGTGAACATCGAGGCCAAGGGGGCCATGGCCAAGTTCAGCCAGCAGACCGTCACCATGCGCCGAATCGAACTGATGAACGCGACGGCAAACCAGATGGACTCGCAGATCAAGGGCATACTTGGACGGGCGAAGGAGCTTCGCGAGGCGTACAAGGCGACCGGGCTGGACCCGAAGGGGATTGTGCCGGACGATGACGAACTCAAGGCAAAGTTTGAGCCGCCGCAGCCCTCCATGGTTCCGACCGCGCCGGTCGATCAGGTTAAACCCGGGCAGGAGGTGGCCCAATGAACCCGATTATGATGAGGCAGATCCCAGCCGATTTCAGGGACAAGATTGGATCGTTAATCCGTGGCACCAAGCCGGATGGGGTCCGGGCGCTTCTCGATTACCTGATTACCGAGCGCGAACGCCTTGACGGCGAACTGCGAGCCGAGCGCGACGAGATCGCCATGCGCCGAAAGCAGGGGGCAGCCCAGGCGATTGAGGACATTTTAACCGAGTTGGAACGGGTCAGCGAAGTGCAAAGGCCCTGGAAGACTCAATAACAAGCCGGACACCGAAAGGACCGGAGTGCGTGGATACCCGCGAGGGACCACAAGGAGACGCAGAGACCATGAGTGGAGTACCGAGACAGATACAGCAGCAGGCCGACGAAGCCGACAAAAAGGCGCAGGAAATCGTTGCGGCTCAGAACGGACAGCAGCCCCCCGCGAAAGTGGAGGATGCACCAGTTGTGACGCCCGCCCCGGAACCAGCCCCCAAGCCGGACGAGCCGACCCCTACGCCGGAACCGACACCGGCCCCCGTACCGCAAGCGGAAGACTGGGAGCACAAGTACAAAACCCTGAACGGGATGTACAAAGCCGAAGTCAAGCGAGCGGTGGACCAGGCGACAGCGACGACGAAAGTCCAGTTGGACGCCTATCAAAGCCAGATTCAGGCGCTTCAGGCGCAGATTCAGGCGTTGATGGCCAACCCGAAGCCGGAAGGACAACCCGAACCAGCAGCCCCCGCAAGGACGGCGGCAGGCAAGCGGGTATGGACCGAAGACTTCAGGAAGGCGCAGGACTTGGGGGAAGTTGGAGAAGGTGTGGCCGCTGTGGAGGATCGGGCAATATCGGCGGAAGAAAAAGCGGACAGGGCATTGAGAGCGGTGGCAGCCACGCAGGAGACCGCTGCAAATCTGGCAATGGAGCGTTGTCTTGGCAAACTGGCCGAGAAGGTTTCTGATTGGGAGGCCGTCAACGACTTGCCGGAATTCAAGGCTTACTGTCTGGAATTGGACCCTGTGTTCGGAGTTCCCCGGCAGCAGGCGCTCGCAAGCGCCGAGCAGTCGATGGATGCCGTCAGGTTGGCCAATTTCTTCAATGCCTTCAAAAGCTCGGGTGGTGCAGCGTCAGGAGATGTGGAGCCTATTACTCCGCCCACAAGGCCGAAACTGGATGTGTCGCCGGCGAGTTCTCGAGGATCGTCCGCAAAGGTCGGCAAGACCTGGCGGGAATCAGAGGTCCAGGCGTTCTATACGGGCGCGACGAAGAACCGCATGTGGCAGAGCCAGCAAGCCGAGTACAAGCGGATTGACGGTGAAATTAACGCGGCACGGGCCGCAGGTCGGGTAGTGGCTGGGTAGTCGCTATCTTGATGGCCTGTTGAACGTGATCGCTTTTTAGGAGTTACGAAAATGCCTATTCCTGTAGTCGATGGTAAAACCCAAATGGCGGGGCTCGGGTCCCCGGATATATGGAGTCCGAAACTGTTGGTGAAGTTCTACGCGGCCACGGTCGCGGGGAACATCTGCAACACGGACTATGAAGGCGAAATCAAGAAGCAGGGCAGCAAGGTCATCATCAGGACGACCCCCGATGTTCAGATCCGCAAGTACACCAAGGGCATGGCGCTGACCCATCAGCAGCTTGCTCCGGGCAAAGAAGAGTTGGAAATCACGGAGGCCAATTTCTGGGACTTCGTGATCGACAACATTGATGCGTTCCAAGGGGACATCAATTACCAGAATGCCTGGACGACCGACGCGGCCCACCAGAACAAGATCGCGACCGACAGCGATGTTCTGAGCTACGTCTACGCGGAAGCCGATGTGGCCAACAAGGGCGCCACCGCGGGGCTCAAGTCCGGGGACATCAACCTGGGCGTGGCGGGAACTCCGTTGCAGTTCACGAACACCGCTGCAATCGACATCATCACCAGCATCCGTACCGTCCTGTGCGAACAGAACGTACCGGAAGAGGACTGTGCGATTGTGTTGCCGTTCTGGGCGACGCAGCGGATCAAGACCTCCGACATCAAGGAGGCCATGCTGACTGGCGATAAGGTGTCGCCTCTCCGCAACGGGCGTATCGGGATGATCGACCAGTTCGAGATTTACGGCTCGAACCTGTTGACATCCGTGGTCGATGGGTCCGGCGTCAAGGCGTGGCACGCCATCGCCTGTCACAAGTCCGCGATCAGTTTCGCGGCTCAGATGACCGAGAGCCAGGTTCTCGACAAGGTCGAGAGCACGTTCGGAGCCGTCTGCCGTGGGCTGGTTGTCTACGGTCGCAAGGTGCTGAAACCGCAGAGCTTGGTGGACCTCTACATCAAGAAGTAATCGAAGCGGCGGGTCGGGGTGCGGGTGCATCCCGGCCCAACGCTCACGAAGCATTGAATCGAAGGGAAAGACATGAAAAAGATCAGTATGTTTGTTGTTCTCGTCGCCATCATGGCCGCGTTCTCCGTGTCGCAAGCCGCCACGGTGGACCTCACCACAGGTACGGTAGCTGTCCGCATGGCAGGTGCCCCGACCCCGGTGATCCTGGAAAAGACCGTTGACTTCGCCACGGCGGGTGCCGTGACGGGTGACGTTGTGCGGGCGATCTGCCTGCCGGCGGGCACGAAGGTTGACGAGGTGTACTTCAAGGTGCTGACCTCGAATCTGGTTGCCAGTACGGTCAACATCGGAGACGCCACCACGGCGGCCAAGTGGGGAAGTGTGGACGCGGTTACGGTAACGAGCGGGGCGGTCAATTCGGCCAGCAACGTCTTTTACACGGCCACGGGCTACATCAACCTGACTCTGAGCGGTCCTACGCCGACGCAGGGTAAAATCCTGCTGAAAGCGACGGTCCGGATGTACGGCGAAACGGCCACCCGGTAAGGGACGAGTCTAGTTGTTGCCGGGGGTCAAGGTGGCCCCCGGCGTTTCAAGCTAAGAAGGAGAAGTGAGAAATGAACGAAAAAGTCAGACATTTGAGGCAGAACGGCAGCAATCACATTTACGTTTGGACGCCCGAGCTTGCGAAGCGGTCGGATATGGTCGAGTGCGAGTTCACTCCGCCGGTGCCGGTTCCCGCAACGCCGCCCTCCGCTCCAGCTGGTGACGCGAAGGTCGCCGCACCAGTGGTCACTCAGGACGCGCCGCCCGCTGGTCAACCGCCCGGCGAGGTATTCGACTTTGAAGTCATGGACGAGACGGCCCTGCGAGCGTTCGCGGAGTCGCGGTCCATCAGCATCCCGGGAACCATCAAGAAGGTGGAAACCCTTCGCGATTTCGTCAAGAAAGCGTGTGAGTGATGAACTTCGGCATGGTCAAACTCTCGGACTTCTTTGCGGAATTGATGCCACGCCTCCCCGGTTGCGGCACCGACACCATCCTGACCTATCTGTCGAGCGTGTGCCGGCAGTTCAGCGGTGACACCGAATCGTTGTTCGAGAGTTTGCCATCCATCAACATAGTCGCGGACCAGCGGGACTATGCCATCGCGCCCACCATCAACGGCGAAATCATCCGGGTGAAGGATGTCCGAATCAACACCGCCGAGGGGATTGCCGCCAATCAAAAGGGAACGTCACTTTCCCTGAATCAGTACGAATACTCGCCCAGGACTGGACTTTTGACGCTTCTGAATCCTACGGCTGTAGCGGTAACAAGTGGATTGGAAGTCGATGTGTCGGTGTTCATCAAGAGCGGAACGATGGAAGTACCCACCTGGTGGATGAACCTTTACGAGAACGGCTTGAAATCAGGGTGCCTCTACGAGATTCAGCGTATCCCGAACCGCGCCTACAGCGATCCCGCGCAGGCCCAGGCGAACCAGCGGACCTACAACGTCATGGTTGCCAGGGCCCGGAACGATGTCGAGAACCAGTACAAAGCCGTTGTCCCGCGAATCAACCTGAACGCCTGCACAGACAGGGTAGGTGAGAGCATGTGGGGCTTTCCCGATAGGAGGGGATGATGAGCATAGGAACCGCCGCCGTAGCCGTAGCCGTCACGCTGAACACCAAGAAGCTCGTTTTCTCGGGCGCACAGGTCTGGTTCAGGAACCTCGTCACGCTCACGCTGTCCGGTTATTCAGGCAGTCCTGCGAATTACGTCTTCCTCGTCTACCGCGGGAGTACCCTTGTCGCCCTGGCGCAGACCCCGACCGGAGCCGTCTTCTCGCTCGACACGAACACGGACGAAATGGAGGACTTCTTTCCGGACACCGTGGCCACCGGAGAGATTCGGGAGTTTGACGTGTACCTCTACAACGCCGATCCGACCTCGCTGGAAATGCTGGGGTCCGGAATCATGGAAGTGTCGGCAATCCGGGACTATGCGGCCGTGGCGCCTATCCCGCC